AGGTGTTCAAGCCTGATTCTCTGTCGATGGTAAACCCTCCGTTACATTTCAACTGCCGATCAATTCTTGTTGCGATACATGATGATGAACAGGTAAGCGAATATAACGACTTGCCTAAATTTGATGTAGACGAGTGGGGATTTTTAAGACTTTCCAAGGAGCAAGAAAGTGGCAATTCCTAATACTATTTGTACGATTCCATATCCTTTTTCTAATTCACCGAAGAGACAGATGGTGCAGTTTGTGGCATCAGGGGCGACTAATGCGGCGTTGAGGATAATACCGACGAATACCGCCGCGTATGGGAAAACGTTTTGTATCACAAAGATGAATGTTGGCGTCACCAATGCAAGCGCGGGAGCGTCGATGGTGGTTAAACTCATGGGTGATACTATTATTGGGGTACCTGGTACTGTGAACAACAATGCGATTGTTGATTTATATCCCACCTATATTCAGTCACAGTCATACGCCACGGCAACATCAACTCCGATTCTGTGTCTTGCGTCTGGTGCGACTATAGGGATGTACTGTTTTATTCAAGGTTTTTGGAAGTGATAAAGAAATAACCGAATAGACAAAAACAAGGATAACAATAAATGGCTTTAACTAACACGATAACCGCGAAATGTTTTCAGTACGATAAGGAAAACGCGGCAACTCCAGGGTGGGAGCTATTGCAGACTTCCGGGTCGGCACTTAAAACGTCCGGTGCAATCAAGATTTTCTCTGCAGCAACGGCATCGGATGATTTCAGGCTTATGACTCTTTTAATCAGTCCGACTGATCCAACGTCGACGTCATTTCTCACCGTGTATGCAGGGACTGACGCAATTTGTGTATTGCCGACTGCTTCGACCACTCCAGTGATGCTTAATTTTGCGCCGTATGGTCTGGCATGTGGTACGACCACGACTAACACCGTATCTCTGTTTATCACGACCGCAACGCAGACAGTGGCCTTCGTTGCGCAGGGACTTAGGAAACTATAATGTCAGATGTAATAGAGAAAAAGGCTTTTGACGTCCTGGACGTTCCGATTTTCAAAACTGGAAACTGGAATGGTGCGCCTGTCACTGATAATGATCTTGATGAAATAGTCAGGTCCTTTGCGGAGATAGGCGGGACGATAAAACCGTATCTCAAATTAGGCCATGACAAGGGGCAGCGGCTCGTACAAGAGAATGGTTACCCTGCGGCGGGATGGATCACGAATGTAAAGCGAGTGGGTGACGAAATATGGGCAGATTTTAAACAAGTTCCAGAGAAAATAAAGAGCCTAATGGACCTTAAGGCATACGGTCGGATAAGCTCTGAAATTTATCACAATCTGAAAAGCGGTGATAAGGTATATCCGCGTGTACTCAAGGCTGCGGCATTGCTCGGCGGTGATACTCCGGCAATCAACACACTTGACGATTTTATTGATTTATATCAAGAATCTGAAATTGATGCAGAAATTATTGTATATGATAACTATGAGGTTAAAAAAATGGACGAAGGAAACAAGGACCTTGAAATGAAGCTCAAGGAATATGAACTTGCTATCGTAGAGAAGGAAAAGGCATATTCGGAATTGGAGAAAGCGCATGTGGAACTTTCAGCGCAGCTTGAACAGGTGCGGAAAGAAGGTCGGCAGAAAGAAGTAGCGGATTTCATCTCCGCAAAGGTTTCCGAGGGAAAGATTGTCCCCGCACAGGTGGCGTATTTTACCGCGCTTGCTATGGACTCGGAGGTTCACGAGTATGAGTTCAAGGAAGGCGACAAGGTACAGAAAATAAGCGGCAACGGCCTCGATATGGTCAAGGCGATTGTGGAATCAATGCCGAAGATCGTAGAGTTTGGCGAGAAGTCTATCGCTTCCGGCACGTCCGAAAAGACGTTTTCTAATTCTGTTGTTGATCCCGAAGAAAAACTTGAATCAGACATCAAAGAGTACATGGACAAGAACAAGGTGTCATATCGTGACGCCTACAAAGCAATTGCAATTAAGGAGAGTTAATCAATGGCAATAAGTGGAGTTGGCAATGGTTTTGATGTCAGCCTTATTCCGGGTTCGGATATGCTGACCACTACCACGCAATTTCTCGTTGTCGGCATGGCTCCCACTTCCACTGTAGCAAATAGGACCGTTTTTCTTGCGGGTTCTGGTGGGGTGGGCGCGACTATGTGTGCTGACGGCGCAATAGGTATTAACCAGTCGTATCTATCGTCTGGTTCTCAGATTTGTACCGTGAGAATGCTCGGTATTTCTAAGGCGGTGTGCGCTGAATCAATCGCAGCCGGTTCATTTGTTATGGCGTACTGGGGAGTGTCTACCACGACTATGGCGGGACGTATCGTCCAGGTTGATAATGCAGTTACTATTACTGCGGCAACCGCGTCGATTTCATCTCAGACCGTTATACTCGGTAGGGCGCTTGAAAACGGTTCTACTAACTCGGTTATTTCCGTGTTTGTGAATCCGCAACTTTACGACCGACAGCTTGTCGGCTCGATTAACATTACTTAAGGAGGGCTGAGAGATGCCACAAGGATCATTAAGAATTAAATCGGCCCTCTCTAACGTAGCGGTACAGTACAAGAACGAAAACTATATTGCTGCAGATGTTATGGGCGAAATACCGGTCAACAAGGACGCGGGGTATTATTGGATATATGCGAATGATTTTCGCATAGAGGAAACGAAGCGCGGGAATAAGGCGCTTGCGAATATGGCAACGTGGGCAGCGTCTACCAGCACTTACACTGTGCAGAAACACGCACTGAAGGATGCGCTGAGTGAAGAAGACAGAATGAACTCCGATCTACCCGGCAGTCTTGACGTTGATACTACCGAGTATCTGACCGACAAGATTATGCTCCGGTACGAGTACGAGGTTCACAAGCTTCTTTTCACGACTACTACGTTTAGCAATAACACGACTCTGACGTCGGCTACTTCATGGAGGTACAACACCACCACGAGCGCTCCGATTCAGAACGTCCTTTCCGCCACTTCTCTTATTCAGAAGTTCAGCGGGAAGAGGCCGAATATGGCCGTCATGGGGTGGGACGTGTTCGCGGCTCTTAAGGAAAACGCGAACATATATGGCCGTATTCAGTATGTCGAAAGGGCGATGGTGACGAAGGATCTTCTCGCCGCGCTGTTTGACCTGAATTCGGTGAATGTCGGAACTGCGGCGTATATGAACGCGGGTGAGGGCCTGGAGACTACGACTTCGCAGTCGTATATCTGGGGTGCTGATTGCCTTATCGCGTACATGGACGGTGTGCCTGGAATCAAGAAGCCGTCGGCGGCTGTGACCTTCAGGGTTAACGAGTTTGGCAAGCCGTTCCGCGTAAAGAAATGGTTTTCGCAGGACTACGACTGCGATTTCATCGAGGTTGAAACTAAGTTCGGGCCGAGGGCCGTTGCTACCAGTTGCGCGTATCTCTTCAAGACTGCAGCACTGTAGTAATAATAGGGCGGTGGGGGAGAAATCCCCCGCCGTTCACATAACAAAATAGGAGAAATAGAATGGGACGAACAAAGGGTACATCGGAAGTAAAAGTTGGAAGCGATCTTGACAGCATCCATAAGTCTGAATATTCAAAGGTTGCGGGAACTGAACAGATTAAGGTATCGTGGCAGAATGGAGAAAAAACAAAGCACATTCAGAGAACCACTCTCGAAAACGGCGTTGTCAAAAACAAACTTGTTGGTTTGACGAAGACGGGACATTCAAAGCCTATATTCAATATCGGGATTAAATGAGCTATTCAACGTTATCGTCCATACTGGTAATTCTCCCTGGGTTACCACAGACCACAACGTCAAGCGGTTACTCTGCGACGTCTGCCGTGATAACTCCGCACATTACAAGGGCGGATAATATCATCAACGGGAAAATTGCGGGGAGATACGATGTCAAGAATTTTGCGACGTCGGTCCCTCCGATGCTCCAGACTATTTCAGAGGACATTGCAACATATTTTTCTTTCCGGTCTTTATTCTCAGCCGACAATCAGAACCGTAATGACTGGACTGAAAAGTTCAACGATGCCGTTGTACTGCTTGACGAAATACGCGATGGAAAAATTGACCTTGTTGATTCAACCGGGAATATTATTTCAGAGCGTGAGTCTACTACAACCGATGGACTCGTTGATTCAAATACGATTGATACACA